GCTACCATAAATGCAACTGTAAAAGGAGAAAATGCTAATAGCTATGTCACATTGACAGAAGCTAATACTTATTTTGAGACAGTTCCAGACTCTTCAACTTGGACAAATAAGACAGACGACCAGAAAAATAGAGCATTAATATCAGCTACTAGATGGATCGACAGCTTTGTATTCTACGGAGACAGATGCGATGACGGTCAGGCACTCAAGTTTCCAAGAAATAATTATCAAGTAGACGGTGTAGAACTAGCTTGCAGCACGATTCCAATAAATATCAAGTATGCACAATACGAATTAGCTAGAGCATTGGCAAACGATACAGATGCTATGACAGGTAACACAGGAACAGACGGTAATTTTTCAGAAGTAAAACTAGGTGATATAGAAGTCAAATACAATACAGCAAGTCAAGGAACAGGATCAGTAAATAATATTTTAGATGTTTACCCTTGGTTACAAAGTTATTTGGGGGCATATATACTTGGTGGGGCAGGATCTTTTCAAATGAGAGTAGTTAGAGGCTAATGGCAGGACAATTAGATACATCACTAAAAAACATAGCTAAACAAGTAGTGTCTTTACTTGGGAACTCATTAGACACCTCTATTGTTTACACACGAAAAGGTGTATCTAGCTATAACAATACAACGGGAGAATACATAACAGTAGACACAAACTATACAATTAAAGTACCTATCGAGTTTGTACAATCTACTGAAGAATCTGGGTTTCAGGAGAATGTTGCGAGACTCTACATCACTCCAGACTTGATAGGCGATAATCAACCTCTACTCCAAGACGAGATAACTCTCACATTCTCTGGCTCTACAAGAGGAGCTAAGATAACGGAAATTCGCACTTTAAAAGGAGGACAGGAATACCTGTTCCGTATTGATGTAATTTTCTAATGACTTTAGTAAACGCACGAGCAGCATTTGAAACCGCAATTCTAAATGCAGTTCAAGACTCAGACCCTACTGTTACTGTAGTATTTGATAACACACCATTTACAACTCCAGGTAAAAATAAAAAGTATGTAATGGTAAACATAAACTTTAATCAATCAACTACTCAACCTCAAGGTGCAGCCCAGACATATTATTCAGGGGTAATACGCTGTGGCATAATGACACCACCTAACAAGGGAAGTGCAGTGGCTTCTGAAATAGCAGAACTTGTTATTACTGGACTGACTTCAGTAAACGCATCTAACTACACCGACACTTTCTCTGTAACTCCTAGAGTCGGTCAAATAGAGGGGCCAACAGCTATAACTACAGACAGAGACACACATTTTTTAAGTGTTGTAAACTGTGACTTTTCTGCAAATGGCTAAAGATATAAAGCAGTTACCAAAGGATTTTAGAAAACTTGTAACAGAGGCAAGAGCCGAAGCTGCTCAAGAAATACAACAATCACTAATGAACCGAAGTCCATTTTGGACAGGAACTTTTGCCGAATCCTGGATCGTTAGTGGAACTGAAGTACAAGCAACAAGACCAAGACAGGGCGAGTTTATACCACAAGATGATGCTCCACCTAGATTACCAAGCAATATATTTAGAGAATCAAGCCGAAAAGGGGCTAAAATATACCAAGCATTAACGAGTCCAGTATTTATAGGCAACGAAACAGATTACGCAGCTTTTGTTATTAACAAAGCAAAACTTAAAGGTAAGAAAATAAAATATGAGGACTTATTTAAAAAAGGATTTAATACAACACCTCGACCCAATGTTCCCAACTGGTACGATGTCTATACGCAAAGTAAAGAGATATTTAAAGATATAGATAAAGGGTTCTTAGCATTAAATAGAGGTTTCACGACTAAGACAACCAAGCCAGCAGGAACATACTAAGCTATACTACAAGAATAGATACAATTTTTTATGCCAACAACCAGAGCAATCGACAAACTAAGACAGGCTTTTAGTGTCGAAGAACGCAGTAGCTACTCCATTTTTAAGGGTGAGGAGTTGATCTTAAAAGTATTTTGGTCGCCCCTAACTATAGCTGATAGAGATACAATAAACAGTACATTAATAGCTATGAACAAGGGTAAAGAAGAAGGTAATCTTGACTTTGCTCTTCAGGTAATTGTTACAAAAGCTGAAGATGAATCAGGTGCAAAGATGTTTTCAGCAGCAGATTTACCAGCACTTAGAAGAGAGATTCCAATGTCAGTTCTGTTGGACATAATGAGTAAAATGCAGGGAGTGGGCGAGGAGGAAAGCCCCGATGCCGTAAAAAGCTAGATTAGAAAAAGACGCATTTATATATCTACAGTTTTTTATTGCTGAAAAATTAGGTTATACGCACAGAGAAATAAGAGAAAAAATGTCCGTACAGGAACTATACGCTTGGAGTGCTTACTTCAATATAAAAAATGAGAGAGAAGAGGAAGCATACGAAAGAGCTAAGAGACAAGCCCAGACTCGCAAAGTACGCTAATATAGAATTATTTAGTATAAATAGTCGTGGCTGCTAATTACAAAGTAAATATAGAGTTAGATACTAAAAAATTAGATCAGCAACTTAGACGACTAAAGAATCAAGTAGAAGAAGTAGGTAAGGTAAAGAGAGGAGCAGGAGGTGGTGGAGGTAAAAGAAGAATATTATCTACTGAAGCTGACGATCAGTTTTATAAAAATTTAGGAATAAAGACTAGACAGTTTGCAAAAAGTATAAATCCTATACTAAATAAAGCAGATAAAGTCGCTTCTAAAGGAGGTATGCTTGCTCTTCCCGATAGCAAGATGCTGAACGCACAAGTAAAAGGAATAAAAAGATTAGAAACATCAGCAGACATAGCAGCTAAACACGCAGAAAGAAAAGCTAAAGCAGAAGAAAGATCAGCTAAGTATGCCACAGAATCAATGAAGGCAAATCAGGCATCTGCAAAAGCTGGAGCAGCCCACGCAAGAAAATTAGAAAGAATGAGGGGCGATACAGGTTTTACAGCAGCACAATACGGGCCACAGTTTGATAGTATGTCTCTTCCAACTGAGTCCGCACTGAACTTTGATAGAAGAACAGGCAAGCTATTACGAGGACCAGCAGGGTCTAGCCCAAATACATTACGAAATTTAGGTAGAAGATTTGATAGGCAGAGTGCTCTAATAAGTGGAGCTTTCCCCTTACTATTTGGTCAAGGTCCAGGTGTGGCAGCAGCAGGAGCTTTAGGCGGTGGTATTGGTGGAATGTTTGGACAAATGGGTGGATTTGCAGGAGGTATTGCAGCAACAGCAGCAGTCCAAGCCATACAGTCTGCTGTGCAAGCCATAGGGGATTTAGGTAAAGCCCTTGGTCCGTTTACAAAAAATAGTCAAGCTGCAATAGAAGCATTAGGTTTACAGGGATCAGCACAGGAAGCTCGAATAAAATTAATAGAAAGAGCACAGGGAAAAAATGCAGCATTTAATGCAACTATGGAACTTATGGCTAACCGAGTAGGAGATGACGGAGTTGAGTCAATAACTAAATTTGGCGAAACCACAAGAATTTTAAATAATCAATTTGCTACTGGTGTAGCCAAAGTACAGGCATTTACATCTTCAATATTGAATTTCTTAGTAAAAATAACAGGCTATGAAAAAAGTCTTAGAGATGCTGATGTAGCTCAAACCCTTTCTGATGCAAGGGCACTAGATGACCCTCGTGCGTTAGCTTTACAGGCAGAAAAGGAAAAGATTATGGAAAATGCGTACGATTATAAAGGACATGGAAACAGCAGAAAAGTTTTAAAACTAGGTGCTAAAGAAGCACTCGAGGAACTTAAAGCTAGAGAAGCAATATTAGCAACAATTATAAACACAGAAATAGAGGCAGCTACATTAACAGAAAAATTTGACCAAGCAGCTAAAAAAGTAGGCGAAGAAAGAGATATGACAGAACGAATAATTGAGCTTAGACGAGAAGGACTAAATCCTGAAATTGCAAAAACAATAGCTGAATTAGAGAAACAGGCACAAACAGGAAAAGATGCTTTACAAGCTGAGATAGATAAACTATTAGAAAAGCAACAAAAATTAGGAGAGTTACCTCCTTTAGATCAAGCAAGACTTACAACTTTAGAAAAACAGAGAGATGAACAAGACAAGATAATAGACGGAATTAGAGAAACTGAAGAAGCAACACATGACTTAAATAAAGCAGCAGAAGAAACATTAGATGCTTTTGATAACCTAAAATCAATGATACAGAATGACATAAAAGATGGAATAAAAGGACTTATAAAAGGAACTTCAACTCTTGCAGATTTAGCAAGCAACGTGGCAGATAGATTTTTAGACATAGCCTTAAATCAAATGTTATTTGGTAACGCAGGAGGTCAGACTGTAACGGGAGGTTTATTTAAGTTTTTAGGATTTGCAAATGGAGGCAGACCACCTGTAGGCAGACCTTCTGTAGTAGGAGAAAAAGGTCCAGAATTATTTGTTCCTGATAGTTCAGGCACTATCGTACCTAATCACGAATTAGGAGGGTCAACAAATGTAGTTGTAAATGTTGATGCTTCTGGTTCTAACGTAGAAGGAGATGAGCAACAAAGTAGAGAACTTGGTCGACTTATCTCAGTTGCAGTACAATCTGAATTAATACAGCAAAAAAGACCAGGAGGATTACTTGCATAATGGCTACGTTTCCCTCAATAAAACCTACTTACGGCCAACAAAAAAGGTCTGCACCATTAACTCGCACTATTCGCTTTGCTGATGGTTATGAACACCGCATATTATTTGGCCTTGCACAGCATCAGAATCCAAAGGTTTTTAATTTTACTTATAACGTATCAGAAACAGACGCAGATACTATAGAAACATTTTTAGATGCCAGAGCAAATGATAGTGATAGTTTTGATTTTCCTGCAGATTATTTACCTGGAGAAACTGCTTCTAACTTTAAATTTGTTTGCGAAAACTGGAGTAAATCAATACCATATAAAAATAGGGCTACGATTCAGGCAACTTTCAGACAAGTATTTGAACCAGCATCATAATGTCAGTAAACGCATCAGTATTTAGCAGCCTACAGGATATAAACCCGTCAGCAATTATTGAACTGTTTACTCTACAATTATCCACAGCATTACATGGTGCAAATACTGTCTATAGATTTCATGCTGGAAGTAATCTAAATGCAAACGGTAAAATAGTCTGGGCAACTAATGAGTACTTAAGATTTCCAATAAAGGCATCAGGCTTTGCTTTTCAGAAAGGGCAACTACCTAGACCAAAAATAAGTATAAGTAACGCAACAGGATTAATTTCATCAATATTGTTATCTGTAAATGAGACAACAACTGGTAATGATTTGACAGGAGCTACAGTAACAAGAATAAGAACATTAGCTAAGTTTATTGACGCTGTTAATTTTGCTGACGGAACAAATGCAACTGCCGATCCAACTGCTGAGTTTCCTCAAGAGGTGTACGCAATAGACCGTAAAGCAACAGAAACTAGAGAAATTGTTGAATTTGAACTTGCTGCCCCTACAGATTTAGCAGGAGTTAGGATTCCAAAAAGACAATGCACTAGATCCATATTCCCCTCTATTGGTACGTTTGTAGCATGACCTGGAAATATAAAGCATTACTTCATGCAAAACGAGAAGATCCAAAGGAAT